ACGTTACAAGCCTTACACGATTACCCGAAGCGGATAGAAAGAGACTCTTAGAAGGAGATTGGGAATTTGATAACAGCAGTGATAGACTTTATCTCTATGATGAACTGATGAGATGCTTTAGAGAGCCAATGAATGTAGGTGAGGGATACATCACTGCAGACATTGCCCGACTTGGAAAGGATAGAACAGTGCTTTGTGTATGGAAAGGCCTGAGCTGCATTGATATAGTAGTGCTTAGGCAGAAGCGCCAAGATGAAGTAAAGGCAGAGATACAGCGCTTAATGAATCAGTATAGTGTTAGGCTATCTAATGTGCTTGCCGATGCTGATGGGGTAGGCGGTGGCTTGGTAGACAGTTTACGCTGCAGAGAATTTATGAACGGCAGTAAAGCTGTAAGAGGCACTCAATACATGAACTTAAAAGCTGACTGTTACTTTAGATTAGGCGAGCTGATAGATAAGAATGAGATTACCTTCCCGATTAAATGGCAGGAAGATATCTGCAAAGAGTTAGAATTGATTAGGAGAGTAGATCCTGATAAGGAAGGAAAGCTAAGAGTAACATCTAAAGACACGATTAGCCAGCGCACCGGAGGAATCTCTCCCGATATAGCTGATGCTATAATGATGCGAGCTTACTTTGAGCTGAATAGGAACTACACTAAGTACGCTTTTATTTAAACTAAAAGAGCCTCACCGTTGTGAAGCTCTCTCAGATAATCAAATAATCAATATAAGCCTAAACCAAAAGGCTGAAATGGATAGCCAAATATATCACACTTAATACTATGTGCATAAGTATGTGAATAAGATGTTGAAACGAGATAAGTTAATAGTCTAATTTTGAGCACATGAAGAACGAAGAGGCGCTAATCCAAGAGGCTGTTATTAACTATGTTAATGCTCAGTATCCTGGCACTCTTTACTGTGCGAGTGCTGGAGGTGTTCGTACTTCCATGAGACAGGCTGTAATGATGAAGCGCACAGGATATGTAAAAGGATTCCCTGATATCTTTATCTATGAGCCTCGTGATGCCTTCCATGGTTTAGCTATTGAGATGAAACGAGAAAAGGGAGGAGTAGTAAGCTTGCATCAAAAAGAGTGGCATAAGAAGCTAACTGAGAGAGGATATTTCTGCGCTATTTGTAAAGGCTTTGATGAGGCTAAAGTAATTATTGATGAGTACCTACACCTCTGAAATTAACCGATGCTATGCCGAATGGCGCAGAGTAGCAGCAACTGTTACAAGGTTAGATTTAGCTGATGAGCTGCTCCATGATACGCTTCTGAAGATATTAGAAAGTGATAAAGATAAATTGCAGGATATTCATAACCGAGGAAAGCTTAACAATTACGTGAGCAATGCTATTAGGTTATCCGCAAGGTGCAGTAACAGCTCATTTAACTATACTCGTTTAAGATTCGAAAAGATACGCAATGATCTTAAAGATGATATCATTGATGATGTCAACAAGAGCGTAGGCATGAGGCTTGAGAATGAGCAATTAGATATCTTTATTAGCAGGCTGCCATACTTTGAGCGTGAGCTATTTTTTCTCTATGCCTTAGATGATTTCAGCTACCAAGAGTTAGCTAAAGAAACTGGCATACCTTTGAACTATCTTTACCGCACAATTAAGAAAGCTAAAGTAACACTAAGAAATTCACTACAGATATGACTAAAGAAAACTACGGTGCGAGGATTGAGATCTGCAATAACTGCCCAGTATTTAACACGCGATATAAGACGTGTGGGCCTCCAACTAATGCCATTAATCCATTCGCTAAACCAACTGAGCTTAATGGGCATCTATTTAAGCCATGTGGCTGCCCTATAGATCACTTAGCAATGTATGCGGTAAAAGATTGCCCTGCAAAGAAATGGCCTATCTTAGATGATAGATTAGTTATTGAGAACATGCTGGCCTTTATTGAATCTTTGAAAAGAAAGAATCAGGTAACGAGCCAAGATATGAAAGTGGTTGGTGAGCTTAGAAAGAAGTACACTAAATTAGATTACCCTGGTACAAGCTGCGGTCCATGCGCTAAAAAGTACGTAGATGATGTAGAGAAGCAGCTAATCTCTGAGCTAACTAAATTAGAATCAGCTCAAGCACTGATAGAATTAACTAACTTAGAGCTCACTCCTGAGCCAATACAAAAGAAACGAAGAGCTAAACGTAAAAAACTATGACACTATTAATTATCTACTTAGTAGGCTTCCTACTGCACACTGGCATCCTTTGCACAAACATTTACAGACATCAGAGACACCTATCTTCATTCCATTGGTATGCTTACATGGGTGTTATCTTTACAGGCTTTGTATGGCTACCTTTTTGGGTATACATTACAGTGCTACGTTTTCAACAGCCAAAATAGTTTTTAACATGTGTAGCTTTCATGACAATTCTATTAATATATTTGTCTCATGCGACATATTACTGTGAGACATACTTTTGATTTAGGTTTTGATACAGCTCTGGGGGTGCGGTCGCATGCACTCTCGGAGCTTCTTTTTATAGATGGCTAACATCACTCACCTGAGTAAGTCAAAGCTCAGTAACCAATGACTATACTTGCAAAATACCAATGCTTGGAACGCTCAAATACTCTTTTAAGAGTGAGGCAGTTTGTTTTTCTTGGGGGAGCTTTTTCTTTTCTTTCTTTTTCTTTTTACCTTTTTTCTTTTTCTTTCTTTTCTTTTGTTGATGTTAATTAACTTAGCTAATAGCTATAGCTAATAAGCATAAGCTTTAAGCTAATAGCTCAAGCTTATTACACTAACTATAGTATTAAAGTTACTAATAATCTAAACTAACTAACTTATGAATGATAATAAGTATAACTTTTTGAGGGCTCAAGTGAAATTGTTTAATCCTAACTTCACAGATAAAGAAATTGATAAGGAGTGCGAGAAGATTCTAAATGCTGGAGAGGGAGCTGAAGATCCTGACTGCCTTTATTGTGGATCATAAATGTTAAATATCAATAATCAATTATACAAATAACCGAATTATGGTAAATAATTTAACATGTAATCCAAAAATATTATAGTTTTTTTCGATTGTAATCTAAAAATATGATATTAATACCAGCACAGCTTGAATCAGTAGGTACCCGTAAAGATAAGACACTTAAACTCACCTTTGGCACTAACGAGCTCACACCTTCCCAAGCTGCTGAGCTATTTGGCACAGCCAATCAGTTCGGTTACTTAGCTTTTAAAGATGAGAGCTTCAGAAGAGAAGAGCTGGATGCAGTAGAATCACTTAAATCAGAGTTAGAAGATACACTTAAAAAACCATCTCAGAGATTAAGAGGTATAATGTTTAGAGTTTATGAGGTTGATGCTGAGGGATTTACTACCTTTGCTAAATACTATGACTCTAAGATGGAGCAGTTAATAACACACTTTAAGAACAAGTTAGCATGAGTGAGGAGCCTACACAAAATCTAACGATTAAAAAAGATGCTATGATTCAGGCGCTCACTACCAGCTTAGGCAATGTAACTGAGGCAGCTGAGAAGATAGGTATCCGAAGAGAGACGCATTACGCTTGGCTCAAAGATGATGCTGAGTATAGTGCAGCTGTAGCTTCGCTGAAGAATGTAGCTTTAGACTTCGCAGAGTCGCAGCTTAAGAAGCTGATGGAGGGAGCAGAGCGCCAGGCATTAACTCACGATGGTGAGATAGTAACTATTAAAGATGCACCTAACACAAGCGCTATAATATTTTATCTTAAGACTCAAGGTAAGCAGAGAGGTTACATAGAGAGGCAAGAGCTGAGCACTGAGATAAAGAGTATTAACATAACCATAGATGGTACAAATATTTAAGCTATGAGCGAGAAGATAATAAGCACTAAGTACAGTGATCAGACATTAGGCACGTATGTAGATTTCCTTAATGCCGGAACTGATAGCATCAGCCAAATTCAGGCAATAACAGGATTGAAGAGAGATGATATTAGGAAGATAGACATGGCTACTGTTGAGAAGATAGTAAGCTCATACTCTAATGGCCTGCGCCAAGATGAGAAGGTATTTAAGCAGTTCATAGATATTGATGGGGTAAAGTTCGGCTTTCATCCTAACCTTAAATCTATGACCTTTGGAGAGTGGTTAGATCTATCTGAATTCAGTAAGAACTTTCCTAACCAATTACCCGAACTAATGTGCATACTCTATAGACCGGTAACAGCTGAGATTAATCTGCAGTACAAGATAGAGGAGTATGATAGTGATGTGCACCTTAAGTATGTGCCTCAGATGCGTAAGCTAAACTTAGCCAATGTGAATGCTGCGCTGCTTTTTTTTTCGACACTCAGAAACGATTTAGTGAGCAGTACACCCGAATATTTAGAGAAGGAGCTGGAGACGCTGAAGAGGGAGATAACTCAGTTAGCCGAAGAGGTGAAACATTAGCAAGTGTATACCAATGGTGGCACGTGATAGAGGAAATGGCAGAACGCGATGTAACTAAGTTTGATGCAATAACCAACACAAGAGCTACTACCATCTTTACCCATTTAACCTATGCGATGGATTACGCAAATAGCTTACAACAAAAGCTAACTTAAATTCCACTATAAGATATGAGCACAATCAATTACACATACAACGTAATAGTAGATAGGTTTAGACAGTTCGCAGCAGGGCACTTTCAGCTGAGAAGGTTTACGCATGGAGAGATTAGCCAAGCCGATTTAGAGAAGGAAGCTGAATGGCCATGGATGCACGTTAAGCCTCGCGCTATTAACTACGCGCCAGGCACAAGAGCTTTTAGCTTTGAGGTATTTATCTCTGATCTACCAAGAGACAAAGAAGATAAGACAAGCTACCAAGCGGAGAGCATTACTGACTGCTCACTTATCTTTCAGGACCTTATCAATGAGATTCACTTAGGGCAGATGTTCGGAGATGATGTAGTGCTTACTCGCCCTGTTAACTCAGAGCCATTTGTAGAGCAGTACACTCACACGCTTACCGGAGTAACAGGAACTATTGAGCTTAACTTAGATTACGATTGGAGCGCATGCTCTATTCCTGCGAGCTGGAATTATAACACACCTACTAACTCGCCTAACGATGGATTCGGAGCGCTTCAATTTATTGAGAGCTTAGATCAAAATGGTGTATTTGTAAGCTTGCTTAATGATGAGGAAGCACCAGGTAACAGTTACTACTACGGAACTGATGCAGCAGGGATAAAGGGATGGTATGCAATAGTAGATAACATAGGGCTGACGTGTGAAACCTTACCCGATTGCGCTGTTATTATAGGCATAGTAGATGACATCATAGCTCTGCAGACTGATGTAGCTTTAAAAGCTAACACTGCTGATTTAGGAGCTACTGCTTTTAGCAATGACTATGGAGATTTAGATAACTTACCAACGCTAACAAGTGGAACAGTTACAAGCGTAGCAGCCTTAACATTAGGCACAACAGGAACTGATTTAAGTAGCACTGTTGCAACAGGCACAACTACTCCCGTAATAACTCTCAATGTACCTACTGCATCAGCAGTTAATAGAGGTGCTTTAACTTCTGCGGATTGGACTACCTTTAATTCAAAAGTTCCTTCAACGCGCAGCCTAACAATTAACGGCACAACACAAGACCTTTCAGCCAACAGAACGTTCACGATAGCTACAGGGTTAACGGTAGGCACTACACCAATAACAAGCGGAACGGTAGGGCGTGTATTGTTTGAAGGAACGGGCAATGTGTTGCAGGAATCAGCTAACTTCTTTTGGGATAATACGAATAGTAGGTTGGGCATTAAAAGAACACCCGCTGTTGAATTAGATGTTTCGGGAGATATTC